GGATTATACCGTTCGGGCCGTCACCGGTGTCACCAGTTCGGTCTCGGCGACGCTGGCGGCAGGGCAGCAGACGGCCATAGCGGAGTCGACGTACACCAAGTTCACGAACGGGAGCAACGAGAACCAGTTCAAGGCCGACGTAACGCTTCTGGACTCGCTGGCCGTGTTCCTCAACGGAAAGATCGGGAGTCGTACCAAGCTGTTCTACCATGGTGACATGGATTCGCTTGTGTGCTATACCGGAGAAACGAGACGTGGGAAGATAACGTACTGGCACGTTGGCGGAACGTCCGGGGACGCACCGGACTCAGTAACGGTGGAATAATTATATGCCGATTCGAGACCCTCGCAAAGGAGCGACGCTGCTCGATCTGCGGGTCGGCGGATTCGGATTTGTTGGACCAAAGGACTATACAAACGGAGGTGCTGGAATGGCCACAACTGCGACTTCAACCGTAGGTGTCACGTTCAAGCGTGGGGACGGTGCTTCGAGCGAGACCTTTACGGCGCTGGGTGAGGTGACCGCGCTCTCATTCAGCGGCTCTACGCGGGACATGATCGACGTGACTCACTTGGCGTCAACTGGCGGTTACCGTGAGTATATCGCCTCATTCCGTGATGCTGGTGAGTTGACGTTGGACCTGAACTATGGGCACGATGCTCACGAGACCATGCTGGCCGACTTCGAGGCTTCGGATTCGGTCAACTATAAGGTGGTGTGCGCCGATACGTCAGTCTCGACGTTCACCTTCACCGGTTTCGTGTCCAGTTTGGGTGTGACCGCAAACGTCGGTGAGCAGATCAAAGCGAACTGCACGATCAAGATCACCGGTGAGATCACGTTGTCGAGCTAACTATCTTTTTGGGGTCAGGGGTAACGTATCTACGTTACCCCGGCCAGGAGCGGCATATGAGTATTCTGGACAGGGCCGCCATTGTCGCGGCCAACGACCTGAAGCAGGAAACAGTCGAGGTTCCGGAGTGGGGCGGTTCCGTCATCGTGCGCGAACTCACCGCTAAAGAGCGCGACACGTTCTTTGAGTGGGTGCGCAAGCATGGTGAGGCGGCCTTTCCGGATTTCCGCGTGCGTGCGGTCCGGCTGTCGCTGATCGACGAAAAGGGGGACCACCTCTTTGCCGAACAGGACGAGCCCGAATTGGCCCGTAAGAGTACGGCGGTGATCGATCGGTTGTTTGAGATCTCATCGAGGCTATCCGGATTGCAGGAGAAGGATGTCAAGGAGATCGGAAAAAACTCGAACGCGACCCCGCAAGACGGTTCCTCTTCAGACTGAGCCTGGCGCTGGGAGTGCCCCATCCGGACTACCTGATGGGGCTCCTCACACCGCGCCAGCTGATCGAGTGGCGGGCGTTCGCAAACTTAGAACCGTTCGGCGAGGAAGCGCACTATTGGCGGGCCGGTTTAATCGCGGCCGCTGCGATAAACCCGCACCGGGCACGCGGAAAGAAGGCTGTCTCGCCGGAGGAACTGATGCCGAATATCTATAGCCGGACAGCGGAGACTAAACAGTCGGTCCAGCAGATACGCGACGTGATGGTTGGTGCGATGAAAACGACCACCAAGAAACGGGAGCGCGATGAGCACTAACATTGGGACATTAACCGCGATCCTTGAGGCGGATGCGAGTCGACTGAACGGTACGTTGACGGCCGCGCAGATGTCGTTTGCCCGGTTCGAGGCGGGGGCGCTCAAGGCCGGCAAGGGGGTTACGTCCGCTTTCAACGGCATTTCCTTGGCCGCAATGCGCCTCGGTGGGATCCTGGCCGGAGTCGGTATAACCGCTGGGCTGATCGGGTTGGCAAAGGCGACGACGAGTGTCGGCATGGACCTTGAACACATGCTGACGGTGGCCGGGGCGGTCATGCGGGCAACAGAAGACGAAATGCGCATGTTGGAGAAGACCGCCAAGCAGATGGGGGCGACAACCGAGTATAGTTCCGCCCAGGCTGCGCAAGCGCTCAAGTATTTGGGTCAGGCTGGATTTTCGGCTACCGAATCGGTCAAGGCACTGCCGGGGGTACTCAACTTGGCGACGGCGGGGAATATCGGGCTGGCGGAGTCGGCGGACATCGCGGCTGCAGTCCTCCGGTCGATGCAGATGCCGGTGGAGCAGTTGAGCCGGGTCAATGACGTATTTGTCGCCACCATCAACCGGTCGAGCACTGAGATTGTCGATCTCGCGGAGGCGTTCAAGTATGTCGCTCCAGTGGCCTCGGCCTATGGATACTCACTGGAAGAGGTCGCGGCTATGCTTGGCAAGCTGGGAGATGCCGGTATTCGTGGATCGATGGCCGGCACGAACCTGGCGATGTCGATGCAGCGTGCGTATGCCTATTCCAAGGAAATGCGGCTTGAGAGCGGGAAGTTCATTGACGTACTCGAACACCTTATGAAATCGGGACGCGAAGCAAAGGACGTTATTCCTGGCGTGTTCGATATACGATCTAGTCGGGCTGCGTTGAATTTGGCTGAAATGACCGATGAGGTCAGGGCCTTCATTAAGGAATTACAGGGGACCCAGGGTGAAGCGCTCCGTCTGGCCCAAACCATGCGTGGGACGCTCAAGATGCAATTCAAGGAATTGCAGTCGGCGATTGAGAGTGTTGCCGAAGATGCGTTCGCACGATACCGGGATCGACTTTGGGATGCGGTATGGTCGACGATCGATTGGATCCGATCGCATAAGGCGGACATTGTGGCCTTTGTCGAATCGGTCACACAGGCATTGACGGCAGTCGGTTGGGCACTCAAGTCGTTTATGGAGATACTCGGTGGCGGCTTGAAGGGAGCAACGGCATTTACATCAATCAAGACCGAAGCCAATGGGGCCAAAACCGCCATTGAGGGCCTGGCGGCGACCAAAGATAGCCTTCTAGCTCTTGGCGATGCGGCCAAAAAGGCGGGCGATGATTTCAGTTCGTTGCGGAAAGCAGCAGAGAAGAAACCGGAAATGTCCGGATGGATCGGGATCCGAGATATTCTCGATGCTCTCGTGGCGGCGGCGACTATGGCCATGGATATAGTAGCGGTAGTCATTGTGGGTAATATCAATGCCCTGATCGAGCTATTCAACTTTGCCGCCGATAACATTCGCGCACTGGTATCGGTGGGAGCAGCGGCAGCAAAGGTATTCTTCGGGATTGGCAATTTCGACAACCGGCAGATCACACAAGGGGTCAAAGAGCTTGAGGAGGCATTTAAGCGGTTCCGACTCCCGAGGTTCAAAGGATTTGCAAAGCAGATCACCGATGAGCTTGGAGATGCCTGGCGGGCAATGCAGGATAAAATCAGTTCAGTCGGAATTAAGGCCCAGTATGGAGTTCAGGTTGATTACCGCTCTCTCCGTGCAGCCGAAGGGGAAATCAGGGAGTGGAAGGATAAGGTGCTGGCCGAATCAGGTCGTGCGCCGGTGATGTGGCAACCGCCAGTTGAAGTAGACTGGAGCAAGATCGTCACTACCGCCCCACCCGGAGAAGATATCGTCAAGGCCATCACCGGCAAAATCCCCGATATTCGGGTGCCGGTTAATATTGAACTATCACATCTGGGTAGTACGGTGCCTCCCGATCTTGCGGAACGCATTGAGGCGTCAGAGGATTCCATTCGGGAGAGGATCGAGTCCGGTCTCAGGAGTAGACTGGAGGGGATGAAGCGACTCGAAGAGATTAACTACCAGGCCCGTCTTGCGATGGCCGACGAGTTCGATTCCGCCCGATTCAAATCGTCCGCTACTTTTAGCAGGCAAATGCTCGAAGCCGAGCGTCAATACCGTAGGCAATCTCTTGAGTTGGATCGGTGGTATGCCGAACAGAAGGCACTCTTCCCGGACAGTTCCTATGGTCTCCAGAAACAGATTGAGGAGGCCCGGCTCGAACTGGAGACCACATATTCGATTCAACGGGCGGAGATTGCCAAGGCGGAACAGGAACAGCTTGTTAGTGATTGGCTTGCTTCTCATGACTTGATGATTCAAGCATCTAATCAGTTTACGAGCTATTGGGTGGAGAATGCACTTCGGGGGGGAGGGACATGGAGGGAGGCCATCGCCCAGGTCGGGCAGGCCATCGTGTCCTCATTGGCCGGCCAGGCCTTGACGGCGCTATGGAACTTTATCGCCGGCAGCGCCACGGCGACGGCAGCCCAGACTACGCTGGCCGCCACCACAACGGCGGCAACGGCGGCGACCGCCACATTTACGGCGGCATCGTCATCGGCTACGGCGGCCCAGACGGCGCTGGCGGTCGCGACCGGTGCGACGGCGACGACGACCGGTGTACTAACGGCGGCGTCGGTTGCGGCGACGACGGCCCAGACGGTAGAGACCGCCTCGGTGGTAGCGCTGACGGGATCCTACGTCGCATTGGCGGCCGCGAAGGAAGCTGCGGCGGCGGCGGGTGGAGCTGCGGCGGCGGCGGGTGGGGCTACGATCGTCTTTGGCGTAGTGAATATATTGGAGGGGTTGGGCGGCTTGTTTGGGTTTGATAACCCAGCCAATGATGCTGTAGCGTTCCGCCACGGTTCTGATTATATGCGAGAGTTCATGGCGGGAGCGAGGAAGAAGGCTGCCGCGCCGGCATTTGGTACCGAGGTCAATGCCATTTTATCACAGGCGGCGGGAACGGCGAAGGTCGAGCCAATGTCAGCGGAAGCCCAGACCGTCACCGTCCACAACCACTTCGAGGGCGTGGTGTCGGAGGATTTCCAGCGGGAAACCGTCCAGTTGACGGGCCGGGCGTCCAAACGGCGGCAGGTTAAGTTGTATTCAGTCACTGATCCACGATTCGGCGGATCACTGGCGCTTGGAGGAATCTGATGGCTTCATCGGTTAGGATCTATACAACGGGCAGCAACATGAAGCAGGCGACCGTCACCAATTCGCCCAATGAGGATACCGGTTATCCGATCGAGAACATTTTCGATGACAATCCGAATACCTATTGGCGGCCAGACTCGACTGCATCATTGAGCAACATCGAACTCATTTTCGACCTCGGATCTGATCCGCTACTAATCGACACCCTCATCGTATTCGTACGAGATTACGAACAACTCACCCAAGCGCGTTCGTTCGGTCCAATTTACGCATCCTATGATGGAGCGAATTGGGAAGACACCATCAAGGTGATGAACCTAAAGGATACTACTGGACCGCTGCGAATCCTGACGTTGAGCGCGTCGCAGTATTCATATCGATATTGGAAGGGGACCATATCAGGGGCAAGCGGCAACCAACCAGAACTCTCTCTGGTATATTTTGCGCGTAGTTTTTCTTTCACGGCGAGTAATATTCTGCCTGAAGAAAATACCGATATTGCGCTCGTTGAGGTCGATGAGTTCCCGGGCGGTCATTCGATAGTGCGGGCAGTATCCAAGAATATCGAGGGGGAATTTTCCCGCGAGTTCCTCTTGCGGGATACGACCGACCTTGAGTTGATACGAGACGCCTTTGAGGATTCGGTTGGTCCGCTCTACCCGATTATTCTCAGGGAGGGGAATAACCAGGCTGACTTTCATCTATGTAGATTTGCCGATACGCGCCTCCCCCGTGTCCAGCGGTCGCTGTCTGGTGGTTATGGGATCACGCTCAATTTCAAAACGATTCCCTTCATGAGATGGGATGCGGCATATTGATATGGATACACTACCGGATAAATTCGTACGCTACCACCGCCAGACCGGGACCTATGTATTTTGGATCGTTAAGGTCACCGCGGACACCGACAGCGCCGAAACAGACTGGTATTTCTCGACGACCGACATGGACATCGGGGTCACCGTCCACGGTCTTTTGCTGAATGATGATTTCCGCATTGAGTGGTCGATTGACCCACCGACCCGCCGGTGGTCGATCAGCGGTATCGATATTCGGTTGTCGAACAAACCGTACAAGGGGCCGCGCATCAATCGGATTCGGCTGTCGGATGAAGGCATCCTGTCGGCAGACGATTTGACTGTTGAAGTATACGTAGGGATCGGACCGACCATCAGGTCGCTCAATGATGCCTACCGGGTCTTTACGGGCTATGTCGTCGGTGAGCCTACGGCAACGGCTGACGAGATTATCCTGTCGTGCGAGGATATCGGGACGCGGCTGTTAGACAAGATGCTTCCCATGACACCGATCGGAGACCATATTGGGTCACACCCAAAAGCCGAGCGAAAGCTGTCGATCGTACTCGGCGACATGCGTAGTTATGAGCCCTTCGGTGGCGGGCACTTCATGGTGCCGGGGCTCTCGCAGGTCGGCGGGACCTACTTTTATTCCTACTTTGTGGACCACACAACTGCGGCCGACGGCGACGTATGGGTCTACCTGGAAGAGCTGAACGCCTGGATGAAGCTGGACCAGGATGCCATGGGGCTATACTGGTCAAACGGTTCGGGTGATTCTCGATATTACAACGAGATTCGGATCCTACAGTGTGATACCCTTCACGTTCTCCAAGGCTGGCTTTATCTACCGCCTGAGGGCGTTTCCAACTTCGTCTGGAGTACGGAAGCCCTTACGAACGAGGGAGACTATAACCCGGGCATGAACAAGGTGCAGGATGCTCACCTGGCCTACGATTTCCAGACGGGCAGTTATGCCGAACTCTTTCAGTGCAATACTCCGGGTCGGGCTAATCTGCAATTTTATTGGCCAAATTACAATGCCATTGATCGCGCGGCGGGTATTCAAATCGAGTACCGCACGAGTCCGCCAAAATATGGCCGCCCCGTCGATCCACCACCTCCACCTTCGGCCCCGTGGAAAGTACGGAACTATCAGGTTAAGGGGGGTCGACTCTACTATGTCTACCCCAAAGTGGGTGACTGGACAATGTCCAAGGACGATGGGGACACGCCGGACGATTATGGCGCTTACTTGGTGTGGCTGACTGAAAAGAATAGTAAACTGACGTATTCCTATGGTCTGGACGGTACAACGATCCGGACGTCGGTCGTTGTCTATCGGGCCAGCAATATATGGGGGAGTTCGCCGCGCACCTATGCCGAGGACGTCTATGAGGCATCCGACATGCACGACGGGTCAATCCATGCAATGGGGCTGGATAACCTTGCCTACAACAATCACGATGGCGGATGGGGCATGGCGGATGACGGTGTAGTCGCCCGCTTCCCGGTCTATGTCTCTGCCGCCACGAATGAATGGATGCTTCGCGTGAAGGGCGTCTTCATGCGGTGCTATGTGACGACGAACGTGAAACTCAGTGAGGATGTCCAGATCTATTTCGCTCCAGCCGGCTATCCCATGGATACTCAACTGGCGGCGCGACGCGGCAACGCCTCGGTCGGCGATCTCTGCGTCTGGCCGGGCGATCAAACAGAAATGCTACTCCGATGGCCAATCGGCCTCAATGATGACCATATCGACATGGATTCTTTCGATGCCGCCTATTCGGAAGATTATGCGACGCGGGCGATTATTACCGACGAGAATCCACAACGGGTCGGCGATGTCCTGCAGGAACTCTCCGAGAATGGCAATTACTGTCTGTTTTTCGATGCCGCCGGCAAGACGCGCCTCATTGCGCTGGACCAGCCCCAGGGCGAATCCCCCGGTCCGACCACTAATGCCGTGATTCCATATTATGATCTCACGGACAGCCCGGAGCTCTACCAGACTGAAGTCGATCAAGTGCTCAACCGCATCAAGGTTTATTACGATTGTGATCCTGCGGACGGCAGTTTCCGCGGCGAGGAGACCTTCACGAACAGTACGTCCCGGGCGGCGTATGGTTTACGAGAGCATACGGCCGGGCTCCAGTTGCGTTATTTCGATGATGCTGGTGGGGCCGGCATCGACGCCTTCATGGCCTTCGCTATGACCGGCACACCGTCGCTGCTTGGATCACGGCACAAGGGGATCCGCATTGAGACGATCGGTATGCGGTGGGTTCACCTGCAGATTGGCGACTGGATTGAATTGGATAACGACACGACGTCTCCATTCATCAGCTTTCACGGAGAGTCGTGGACTGGCGAGCAGTTCCTGATTATCGGCAAGACGATTACGAAAAAATCCGTCTCCTTCACGGCGGTGCAACTGATATGAGGTAGACCATGGCGCTAGCGGCATTTAGTCTCATGAAGCGCACCGGTGCGTCACCGGGATCTGAGGCCAGCACCAACTGGGATGTCGGTCTGA